ATTGATGAACAGCGCAACATCGTAACTGAAATCCATAATACCGATATGGCTGAAACGTTGCGTGAATTTATGGATGCTTATATAGAATATTGTTACAACAACTTAAATTATTTGTTTCATAACTCTACAGATATACATGTTGCAGACTCTGTTCTTCATATATTTGAAACTCGAGAAAATATTGACGACTTTAATAAAAAAGCATTGTATATTTTTATACGTGAACGTACCGGTTACGAGACAACTAATATAACTCGTGTTATTAAAGTTTTAAAACAATTATATAATAACAAGTTTCAAGAATATGAACACACAAACTTTGTAAATTTGCCTTTTTGATATTTATATTAAAGAAGTTTACATAATGGATAAAAATGATGAATTATTCAAAGGTACTAGTTTTGCAGATTTAATGTCTGATGTTTATCATAATTCTAAAAAAAAAGATAGACAAATCAATCAATTAATATCTCAACTACAACCATTAATAAAAAATGCGTCAGATGCTACAATCATTGTTCCGCTAATTAAAGAATATTTAGATGTTGCAGTAAAAAATGACGACCACCTAGTTAAATTAACAGCAATTGTTCAACGTTATATTTCAACCAAACAAACTATATCTGGAGCAGATGGATTACTTAGTGACGATGAAAAACAGCAGTTGCTTAAAGTAGCTGAGCAAACACTATCATCAGAATTGCAAGATGAATTAGACAATATTGATCATGAAGAAAAATTATTAGATCAACAAATTGCTGCAGCAAAATCTAAAATAAACATCAAGGATTAAGATGCCAATTAATACAGATATAGAATTTTATATTGGACAAGTAGTTCCATTAGAGTCGGGCCATCTAACATATAAGCCCGGTGATCAACTAGGTAAACAAAATAAATTATTTTGTATTTCTGTACTAGTTTATGAAAGTTCTCAAGAAACTCTTATCAAAAATGTGCAGCCAATTTCAGCTAACATTAAACAAATTCCAATAATTGGAGAATCGGTATTAATAGTAAAAGGATATAATAATACCACAACTAGAACAACTAGATCACACCAATGGTATTATTTTCCAAGTATTGGTACAATATCTAATGCAAATCACAATTACCAAACCCCATTAGCAGTTAATTCATCAACGTTTATAGAAGATGCTAATTTTTTAAAAACTGAAATTATTCCCAAACAACCATTTAGAGGAGACTTTTTAATTGAAGGTCGTTGGGGTAATTCTATTAGATTAGGAAGTTCGGTCAAAACAAATGAAGACGAATATACTGTTGCATCTACATGGAATAGTAATAAAGATGGTGATCCTATTATTATATTGTCTAATACACGAGCTAAACCACCAACTGGAAAAACAATTGAAACATATTCAATTGAAAACGTTGAATCTGACGATGCATCTTTATATTTAACTAGTACTCAAAACGTTAAACGTTTATTATTTGGCACCAAGAAAAATCCAAATTCATTAAAAACAATGTTACCAAATGAGTCTGAATTTAAACAATCTCAATTTATAGGTGTTGCTGATCGCATTGTCTTAAGTGCAAAAACAGATTTAGCTGTTATAAACTCGCCGCGCGGAATCATTTTAAATACCACCGGTGTAGTTAAAATTGGAAATGATTCAGCTACATCAAATCTAGTTCATGGAGACATATTATATAAAATGCTGCAACAAATTCTTAATCAACTACGTACTCCTATTCAATGTGGTACCATGTTAGGCGGATTCACAAGTTATAGTGGAGCATCAGCAGCACAAAAACAATTAAAAACTTTGTTAAGTTCAAAATATTTTATAACAAAAAACCCTTATAAATAAAGACAAAATATGAGTGCAATAGTTCCACCATTGGATTTGATTCCAAAACTACCCGCAAAAGGTGTTAATAAATTTGTTGGCGTATTTGATAAACAAATTGATCGGTTAGTAGATCAAGTTATGAAAGTAGTCATTGATTCTACAAAATTACCGCCTAATTTAAAATGCAATGATCCTAGTATCAAGAAAATTAAAGATCAAATTGCACAAATACAAAAACAAATTGTAACAATTCAAGAATTAGTTCCTAAGATACAAACAGCGGTATCTACAGTTAAATCTTTAATAGCTGTTGCGCAAGGCATTAAATTAACGTTAACGGCTGCTCAACTAGCAAATCCAATTACAGCACCGGTATTTATTGCTAGTCAACTCATGTTAATACAAGATGCTGTTCTAGTTAATGCAATTACATCATTAACTTCATTATCAGCAATACCTGCAACACTACCTGGTAAACTTGCTCCGTTAATTCCGCAACTAGTTGCAGCTGCTAATATTGTTGGCAATGCATGCGGCAATGAAGAGCCTCCTATAAATATTCCTACAGTATCTGATAATGGAGATTCTAGTGGTGATGGTGATGGTGATGGTGATGGTGGTGATGGTGAAAATTCATATGACGGTCTAGGAGATGGCATCGATGGAATTGACCCACCTTCCGGATATAACGATATGTTATCAACAGAATTTTATACAAAAGTCAATGTTTCACAAGAAGACCTAGATTTTCGATCAGATACAATTGAGCAACTATTAAGTCAACAACAAGAGCTATTATCTTCAATTCTAGAAGCGCCTAGTAAAGTATATTTTACAGAAGCGGAACCAACCGGGTCACTTGGTAAATTAGGAGATTATGTTGTTGATAACGTCAATAAAACCATGTATGGTCCTAAATTAGAAAATAATTCTTGGGGACAACCCGTAAAATTTTAATACTTATATTTATTATAAAATATTCATATGAACTCAAAAACACTTATATTAGCACTTAAATCTGCAGTACGACAAGTTATTAAAGAAGAATTAACAGAGATTCTTCGCGAAGGTCTTCAATCTACAATCATTGAACAAAAACAACATGTTGCTCCACCAGTTACACAATCAAATCGGTCTCGTACACAATTTAAAGAAAATAAATGGGCAGATATTTTAAATGAAACAAATGCAATAAATGATGATGCAGTACCATTAACTAGTTTTACGTCCCTAATGAATGAAGGAATTGATGAAATTAACATGACATCTAAAGATGCTCAAGGATTTGGTATGATGCGAAACAATATGAAACAAATGATGGGTAATGATATAGCTGCACCGAAAACAATGGAAGATCCTGAAACAGGCAAGTTGCATGAAGTAGCTCCAGAAGTTGCACGTGCACTTACAAGAGATTATTCTGATTTGATGAAAGTTATAAATAAACGGAAAGTAACTTAATGGCATATATTGTACAACCTGTAAATAACAATTTTTTTAATACTAGTATTGCAGCAGGCGTTGATGTTCGATTTACCGGTAACGGATCATTTAAAATTCTTAGGACATCATATGATTTGACAATTGCACGATTAAAAAATTTATTATTTACTAGAAAAGGAGAACGATATGGCTATCCATTATATGGTACTAATTTATTAGATATATTGTTTCAACCATCAGATGTCAATATTAAACAACTTATTACCGAAACAATTGAAGAACCAATATCAATATACATACCTGAAATAACGTTGGATGGTATTGATATTGTAACAAACTATGACGATCCTAGTTTAATACATCAAATTTTAATAACAATAAATTTCTCAGTAAATGGGGAAGATGCAATGGTATCGGTCGGATTATCGGATACCGGGTTAATTATTATACAAGGAAGCTAATGGAAACTAAAAAAAATATATCATATCTTAATAAAGATTTTGGTCAATTTCGTAAAAATTTAATTGATTTTACAAAACAATATTTTCCAAATACATATAACGATTTTCATGAATCATCTCCAGGTATGGTATTTGTAGAATTAGCGGCATATGTTGGTGACGTATTATCATATTATACGGATACAAATTTAAAAGAATCAATGTTGGAACAGGCTACAGAACGTTCTAATATATATGATATTGCTAAAACTTTAGGATACAAACCAAAAAACGTTGTCCCGGCACATGTTACGTTAGATATATATCAATTACTGCCAGCAAAAGGTTCTGGCGCAACTGTATCACCTGATTTTAGTTTTGCATTAAACATACTTAGCGGATTAATTGTTAATCAAACTAATGGCAACGCAAAATTTAGAACTACTGACTCGGTTGATTTTAATTATTCATCATCATTGAGTCCTACCGAAATTACCGTTTATGAAATTGATTCTGTTACAAAACAACCTACGTATTTTTTATTAAAAAAACAAGTAGAAGCCGTATCAGGAGATATAAAACAAGCAGAATATTCTTTTGGTAGTCCAGTAGCATATGATAAAATTTTATTGCCCGACACAAATATTATAGAAATTATATCAGTTACCGAATCAGACGGAGATTCTTGGTACGAAGTTCCATATCTAGCTCAAGATACTATATTTGAAGAAGCAGTAAACTTAGCAGAAAATGATCCTGAACTTTCAATATATCGGGCCAATGTACCTAGTTTATTAAAATTAAAAAAGACTGCTAAACGATACATTACTAGAATTAGAAGTGATAATAAAATTGAGCTTCAGTTCGGATCCGGTGTATCTGATGATCATGATGTTGAATTAATTCCAAATCCAAAAAATGTTGGAAATGGATTATTATCAGTTAGAAATGAGATTGATATAGATATTGATCCATCTAATTTTTTATATACTAGAGCATATGGACAAGCACCAGCTAATACTACGTTAACTATACAATATTCAGTAGGCACAGGGTTGTCTGATAATGTTGAATCTAATGTATTAACTAAAATTAATGAAATAAAATTTAATGATGATGTTAATTCTTCTACTAATGCATCATCATTAAATTTTATTAAAAATACAGTAACTGTTAATAATCCGGAAGCAGCTGCGGGAGCAAGAACTGCTGATTCATTGCAAGATATAAAAAATAATGCATTAGCCAATTTTGCAACACAAGCACGATTAGTAACTCGCGAAGATTATATTATACGAACATATTCAATGCCGGCAAAATTTGGCAGTATTGCAAAAGCATATATCATACCTGACGATCAAATTTCTCAAAGAGATGTGCAACAATCTAGAATTCCTAATCCATTAGCAATGAATTTATATGTTTTAGGCTTCAATCAAAATAAACAATTGACTCATTTAAATGATGCAGTTAAAGAAAATTTAAAAACATATCTTGATCATTATCGAATTTTAACTGATGCTGTAAATATAAAAAATGCATTTATTATCAATATTGGTATACAATTTGAAATTACGGTATTATCTAATTATAACAGCAATGAAGTTTTATTAAATTGTATTAATGCAATAAAAACATATTTTTCTATAGATGCTTGGCAAATAAATCAACCAATTATAAAATCAGACCTAACAAATACTATAGGTAGCGTTCGCGGAGTACAAAACGTAGTCAATGTTGTGTTTGAAAATTTATATGATACTGAATTTAATTATTCAGGAAATGTATATGATTTAAATGCAAGTACCAAAAATGGAATAATATACCCATCATTAGACCCTAGTATATTTGAGTTAAAATTTCCCGACCAGGATATTAAAGGTCGCGTTGTAAGTCATTAAAGGAAAACATGTTTAAAATATTTTATGCAGAAAAAGATACAACATTATATGAATCGAATCTATTAGCTAATAGTGGACTAAATTCTGTATTAGAAGTTGGGAAAAGTTTAAATACAGATGATACCATATCATCAATTAACAGTCTTTTAAAATTCAATGTAACTGAAATTTCGCAGTCATTGGCGCTATACAATAAATCAGTTACTGATTGCAAATTCATGTTGCAACTATATACTACCCATGCCCGTAATTTAGCAGCAGAATATGATATATCTGCAAAAATAGTTGGTGAAGCATGGGATAATGGTACTGGATTAGCAACTGCATTAACTACAGATGGTGCTTCTTGGGTCGGTCCGAAGCCAAATAATTCATGGATAAGTGGCAGTCAACTACAACAAATAACATCTGGATCGAAACTTTATATATCAGGATCTGGTAGCGGAGGCAGTTGGGTTTATAGCTCCGGTTCTGCAACAACTAGTTCATTAATTGTATCTGAATCATTTTCTTATCGTACTACTGATATCAATTTAGATGTTACAAATGCCATTAAATTGTGGCTCAGCGGATCGGGCGGATATACTATTCCAAATCATGGATTTTTATTAGAATTAATAAATACAACCAGTACTGCATCATACGGATCTGTACAATATTTTAGTCGAGAAACGCATACAATATATGTTCCTAAACTAGTAATGTACCTAGATAATAGCACGTTTACAACGGGATCATTGACTGCGGTTAATCTAGATTCATATGTAACATATACCAAGTTAAAACCGGCTTATAATGAAGCAGAGGTTGCAAAAATTAGAATTTATAGTAGAAATAAATATCCAGTGAAATCTGCCACAAATTTATTTCCTATAGAAACAGTCAATTATTTACCAACATCATCATTTTATTCAATCCTTGATTCTGCAACAGATGAGGTAATTATTCCGTACGATAATATTTATACTAAATTAAGTTGTGATTCTACAAGCAATTTTATTCATATTGACATGAATGGATTTATGCCGGAACGAAGTTATCGATTACAATTGAAAATAAATGACGGTATTACAATACAATATATTAACAATGACACGTATTTTAAAGTAATTAGATAATGGCAATTAATCCAACAAATCATACAGTTTATCAATTAAATGGTATCACCGCATTTTCAAATGACCCCGCTGTTAATACACGCAGCGTTGATTCAGGTCACCTTGTTATAGATGCATCTGCCTCTGCAAACATGTTAACTATAGAAGGTGTTACGTATGCATATAATAAACAGTCAGTAAACAATGTTTTAGATACGCAGTTTAATTATTTCAAGTTTCCAGTTCAAGTTGTTTATTCACCTATAGACATCAATATTGATATTGAAATTCCGGAACCGGATGAATCAGAAAAACCAGATCCAATATTTGCAAGATATAAACCTAGCGAATCAATTGATCTATCTACAGAAAACTGGAATCCAATTGAATTGTCTGATATTGAGGATGGCAACGCACAAAAAAAACCTAATCGATACTATATTAATAAAGCAATTAAAGATGAAAATAAACCGTTACGATTTCGATTCAATTGGGATATTACGGTTGAGAAGCTACCTAGTAACGATACGGTAACAGCACAAATTGGTCTGTTGCATGAAACTCCTAACAGGACTCTTTGGCATAAAGGATATTTCCCGGGATGGACTACGGGATACGAATGGCCAAATCAACCGCCCGACACCGTTCCTGGTATTAAAAATTGGGGCCATATGATAGACGCAACGTTAACAACTGGCTTAAACACAGGTTCATTGGATATTACCGTGCCATCATGGGCTTATGATCTAGGAGATAAATTTAGTGTTGTAATTGTATATTTTAAAGAGAAATGGGATACAAAATGGCATTGGTTTGGTCAACACGGTGGAAACTTGGCCAAGTATCATGATAATATAGATATGAATTGGTATAGAAAAGTAGAAAATGGCAGATTGGTTACTAGAAAGCAATCGGACCTGCCCTCCAGTCATCCTTTAAGTAGTAATCCGGTGTATATTGCAGGACTTGCAGACATGCAAACTGTAGCTATTCCGGACTATTGGGTACAAGTACTTAATACTTACGTAGAGCCAACAAAACGCGGATTCCTTAAAGCAATGAATAGAGCCAAACGGGTGCATACCTCCTTACAGCAAAATTGGAACTTTGATTCCGCTGTCGACGATCGCGACATATATTATACGTACAGCAATGACGGATTTTCCACGCTTGGACTCAGTAGGGATTACCATGAGATTTATAAGTTGTACAGTTCGTACGCACCCTTAAGAAACCATTGGATAGCTCCATTTACATGGTTTATAAATCGCGGTAACGGGGAGAGCGACACGCACAAGGCCCAATATGCACGATGGACTAATGATATGCGGGTTTGGCACTTACGCTTACTTGACGAAGATGATTTAGAAGAAGGCCATATAGGTACTACGAGGGGCAAACAAGACTTTGACAAAGCAAAAGCAGCTTTTGACGCTGTAGACCCAAAAATAATAATCAATGAACAAAAAACATGGCTTTCGGTAACAAATGCAGAAAAACAGGTTGATGTTTGGAACCGCAAATTAACACCCTAACGCCGATCATATAATAAAGAAAATGAAAATTGTATCATGATATCACAGTATAAAAATAGTTCTAAATTATTATCTGCCAATAATGCCGTTGCTGCTGAACGATTTTCATTTAATGAACAACAATTATTTTCATATGTAAACGAACAATATACAGAGGTACCGCAGATAGCTTCAGCTGCGGCTTATTTAGAATTACATGTTTATTCGGCCGATAAATGGATTACTGGCGAACATCGTATTCAACAAATAGATAAAGCGCCGTCGATTACTGATCCAGTTACAAACCAACAAATTACATTATCTGTACCAATTAGTATTGATCTTAAAACTGAGTTAGATAAACTAAAAATTGTAACAGGAAATTATAAATTTGCTATAAATTTCTTTCTCAATTTAATAGGCGATTATGTTCTTCAACATTTGCGAATTGAAGAAATATCCCCGGATCGAACTGAAGTTAAACTTCGTGCAATTGACGAAAAAAATCCGGCATTTTTACTCGCAATACAAGAATTTATTGAGACAGTAAAACAAACATCCACAACATATAATCCAGACGATCGGTACCGTACATATCTATTAAATTTTAGTCAAAATCAAACGGCTCAATTTGTTAATAGTGTTGTAGTTGGCAATCATTTATATGTTAAATTAAAAGATAGATTGCCTGATGAAATTGACATAAACTTTAAATGTTGGGTTGTTGAAGAATTAAAAAGTCCATATATA